GTAATACAACCTTCACCTTCAAATATACCTGCCGCCCATTCAATGGACTTCGGACCAGTTGTTACCAATCTTGGCTTCCGCTTCGATTGGAACTCTAAGTTTGTAGTGTTCTCCAGCAGCGATTGCTGCGTATACCAAGGATGTTGATAAGTCTTTTGCGTCTTCTGTGGCGCATTCAAATTGCAGTTCGTCATGTATAAAGGCAAGCTGCGAACAACACAGCTTTGTTTGTTTAATAGTTTCCTGGTTGATCACCATCCATCGTTTTGCGACGACTCCGGCTCCAGATTGTAGTAAATAGTTAAGCGATTTGTGTGGGGAGTCAAGCAGAATTTTCCGTCTATCAAGTGAATAGACGAAACCTTGTTGGCCTCTTTTTTTAACGGCTTCAAGTAGATCTGCAAGTCCGTCAATAGCAGCAACAAACGCTGTACGAATCTCCTTACCTTTCTTTTTAGCCTTCGCATCACTCATTTGAGCATCGAAGGAATATCCAATTTTGGCGTCACCTGCTCCATAGAGGAAGGCGTAAGTGATTGTTTTAACTTGGCGCCTGCTGATTCCAATTCTGTCTGCATTGACTTGATGGATGTCTCCGTTGAGTAGTAATTCCGCATAGCGTCCCGCATCGTATTTAGCGAGGTAGTGAGCGAGCATCCGTAGCTCGATGCCGCTAAGATCGGCACCCACCATAACTTGACCAGGCGTTGCCTGAAAGAGTTGTCTGTATTCATGATCAGAAGGTACTTGGGCTAAGTTTGGTTTACGATGTGCACATCTGTGGGTGTAAGTTGAAACTGAACAATGGTGATGTATACGATTAGATGTCGTACTCAGCTTCAGCCAAGCGTTCACGCCGTTCGACAACATCCCAAGCATTTTCGTTACCGTCAAACATCTCGCAAACATCATAGAAATCTCTGACCCAATCTCGGTCAGAATAACTTCGTCTACGACTGGCTTCCCAGTACGTTGTGCAAATTGGGTTGGCGTCCAACCATAGAACGTTGTTAATATCCATGCGATGTGATCTCTTGATGAGGGACTCAGTTCTTTTAGTCGAGTGAAGGTTGCTCCTTCGATGTAGCCGCTAGTCTTGTTATTTCGCTTTGGAGTGAATTCAGTTCCTCCGACGTAAGGGTGTCTTTCGCGAAGTACCTTTTCAAGATCTTGAAGTTCTTGTTGGAGAGACGATGTAAGTTGCCATGCAGCCCGTTCATCGAAATACCAACCGTGTCGTTCTTGTTCACTTAAAATTTTGGCTACGGTGTGCTCTAACGCAACCCACTCAGGTAGGGGTGGAAGTGGTCGCATAGTTTTGTTGTTACTTTTACGTCTTGTTTGCAGTAGTCCTGCATGTCTTGTGACCAGTATTTCCAGTCTGTGGTTTTGCCAAACTCGCCTTTGTATTCACCTAGTCGGTGGCCGTAGGATTCAAGTGAGTGACGGCCATACAGCTGTATAGGCATGTGATGAACGTTGCGAACTTGATCTCTTTTAAGCATGTCTGTGTGATACAAACGTGATAACAAAAGAGTGTCTACAACTAAGGCTGAGCAATTGAACCACGGGTAGATTTTCTCAATTACTGGTATGTCATAACCAATAACATTGTGCCCAGCGATTATCTCAGCACCTTCCAATACTTGAACACCGCGGACAATTGGTTCTTCGCTACCTTGATCGTTATACGTGTACGTCTGATCAGTTTCTGAGTCGTAGATGACCAGACAATGGATACAGGTAACATCATTTAGAAGACCGTCGGTCTCCAGATCGAACACCAGCATTTTTCCAAATGTAAGTTTTGTCTATAAATTGTGCCCGCTTTACCATCTCAGGAGTTGGCGGATTAGGACGATTAAAAGTCTTCTTCGGCGTTGAAGGATTTAGTTTCATTGAATTTACAGGTATCTTTGTTGTATGTCAGTGAACAGGCGATGCCAGTTTCCCCTGAATAGCGGTTCTTGATAATTCGCACAGTCGTATCAGCGTGTTGAGATCCACTCTGCTGATCGCGTTCGAGTCCAATAACTGCGTCAGAAATTTGTGCAATGCTGTGACTTCCGCGCAACTGTCCAAGTGATACTTTTGCTCCATCTTCGTGTCCTTTGTCTCCTTGAGGTCTTCGTAAATGTGAAACAAGAAATAGTGAAATACCTGTGCGTTCTACTAACGAACGTAACCGTGTCATTGTTGTATCAATCATTCGTCGTTCGTCTCCGTCCAATCCACTGAGGAGGATTGATAAGTGGTCGAGGAAGATGATCTTGCAGTCGAGACCTGAAGCCAGATACTCAATCCGATTATAGATAACATCAGGATCGTAGGAGCCGAAACCATCAAACAAATAGAGATTCCAATGAGCCAACGTCTTATCGAACGCAACCGTAAGATCTTCATGTGAGTGTTCACCTAAATGAAAAGCTTTGCCACAGGCAACGCTCATTAATCCAAGGGCAGTCCGTCTATTTGATTCCTCCAAAGCCAGGTAACCGACTCGTTCTCCTTTCTGAAGTAGACGAGCTGCAATGTCCCTGCAGAATGAGGACTTTCCAATACCGCTGCCTGCAGTGATCGTGACAAGTTCTCCGTATCGGATTCCGTGAAGCAATTCTTGTAAGCCGTCGAATGGGTATTCATGTATACAAGGTGGTTGTGGTTCTACAACAAGTGAAAGTAATGATTTACCCTCTACGATTCCATCCGGCCGGAACGGTTGTGCATTCCAAATAGCCTCACGAACCGCTTGAAGGTTGTCGTCTTGACAAGCCTCTGAAGGGTCTTTGTAGCCTTTGAGATCAGCGATCTTAACTTTGCCAGGAGGAAGGACACTGGCTGCCTCTTGAGCAGCCTGACGGCCTGCCTCATCGCCATCGAAGAGGAGAACAATGGTTTGCCAGTTTTGTAACCACTCCAAATTTTTTTGGATTGATTTTTTGGCTGCTGCTGCTCCATTTGGGAGGCTAACCATTTCCCAGGTTGGGAGGGCTTCCCGACACGTAGCAGCGTCAAGTTCACCTTCTGTGATAACGACTTGCTTACCTGCCTTCCGAAATAAATGCTGTCCAAAGAAGCACCCATCTGTCTCACCTTCATACCTAAACTGTTTATCCTTTGTTTTGGTTTTTATGCCAATAAGCGATCCAGTGCTGCTTCGATAATGGAAGCATAATTTGTCTCCGTCTTTGTGGATTCCGTATTCTTGACAGACTTTCTCGGAAATGCCTCGTTTAGAAAGTCGTCCGGGGAATCCTCGTGGTTCCATTCTGTGTACATAGGTGGTGTTGTGATTGTGAACATTGCCGTCTCCGCCTTTCCAGGTGTGACAGACAAAACAAAAAGTATGCCCATCTGTATATAGGCTGTTGCCGTCAGATGAGCCGCATTCTTCGCAAGGAATATGCCGTTCAAACTCGCTTGTCATACAAGCCAATCAATAGGAATATTAGTCCATGTTGTCCATGGGATGCCAAGTTTTTCGCAGTACTTGGCATACGTTGTTTTTGATTTTTTAGAAATAGTGTTATAGGGTGCCTGGAAAACCATGCGAAGGTCAATGTCAGGGTTTTGTTGTTTGACTGACTTGACCTTTCGCCGGTCAGCACTATCCCAGTAACCCTTACATTCCAGCCAGACCCCGTTCGGAAGAACGAAGTCCGGCGTATAGGAATGATGGATTACATATGGGACTTGTGTGCTTTCATATTCATACTTGACACCCAGGTCTACGAGAAGGTCAGCAACCTTCTCCTCTAGACCCGATCTGAATGCCATTTAGATTACGGTTATGTTTGATGTAAGAAACGCCGCGATACTTCAGAACTTGCTCCATTTGAGCAGCTTTTTGTTCACGAACACGTTGACGAAGTTCAACTTGAGACATGATAGTTCTCCAAAGTACCTACCCCCCGTTCCATGGGTAGGCGTCATGCGTCCAATGTTGATTCAAGCACCATTTTGGTGAATTGCGTTTCTAAGAATTCAATATCAAGTTGCTCTTGTGGATGTCCACCAGGCCATTGTTTTCTATATTGTCTTAGTGCATCTCGTATGATACGAGCACCATTATCATCTACTTGAATGTCAAACATAGGATGAACGTACGTTTCTTAGCCGATCGCTGGTGCAGTCAAAGCAACCGAAGTTGTGTCAGCTGCTGCAAGATCCAACGGGAAGTTGTGTGCATTTCGTTCATGCATAACCTCGAAGCCGAGGCCAGCACGGTTCAGAATGTCAGCCCAGGTATTGACAACGTGACCTTGGGCTTGAATGGATTGATTAAAGTTGAAGCCGTTCAGGTTGAAGGCCATGGTTGACACACCAAGTGCAGCAAACCAGATGCCGACAACAGGCCAGGCAGCCAGGAAGAAGTGAAGGCTACGGCTGTTGTTGAAGGAGGCGTATTGGAAGATCAGGCGACCGAAGTAACCGTGGGCAGCCACGATGTTGTAGGTCTCTTCCTCTTGGCCGAACTTGTAGCCGTAGTTCTGACTTACTTCCTCAGTCGTCTCACGGATGAGCGAAGAAGTAACAAGGCTTCCATGCATAGCCGAGAACAAAGCACCGCCAAATACACCAGCAACTCCCAACATGTGGAAGGGGTGCATGAGGATGTTATGTTCCGCCTGAAAAACAAGCATGTAATTAAAAGTACCGGAAATGTCAAGAGGCATACCATCTGAAAAGCTACCTTGTCCAAAAGGATAAACAAGGAAGACAGCGGTCGCCGCAGCGACAGGTGCAGAGTAGGCAACAAAGATCCAAGGCCTCATCCCTAGTCGATAGCTAAGTTCCCATTCGCGTCCCATGTAAGCGAAGACACCGATAAGGAAGTGAAAGACGACGAGTTGATAAGGTCCACCGTTGTAGAGCCATTCGTCGAGAGTGATTGCTTCCCAGATTGGGTAGAAGTGGAGTCCGATTGCATTGCTGCTGGGGACGACAGCTCCTGAAATAATGTTGTTTCCGTACAGGAGGGATCCTGCGACTGGTTCTCTGATTCCATCGATGTCTACAGGGGGTGCTGCTACGAAAGCAGTGATGAAGCAAATAGTGGCAGCCAGTAGGCAAGGAATCATAAGGATCCCAAACCAACCAACATAAAGCCGATTGTTAGTTGAGGTTACCCAGGAGCAAAACTCATCCCAGGTAGACCTCTGTTGTTGTTGAAGTACAGCGGTCATTAAAAGTGCGAAGTTGTTGTTGTTAAGGGTATGTATTAGAGCACTTTAATGGAGCCCTCCCAAGGCTCACGTCCAGTGGAGGGCTGTTGTGTAATTACTTTTTCTTAGCAGTTTTGGCGGAGCGTTTGAAGTTAGCAGAAGTGGGTGCTCCTTTAGACCCAGGCTTCCTCATTTTTTCACCACTACCAGCAGCAATACGTTTGCGTTTGGCGTGGATGTTTGCGTAGAGACCTTGCTTAGCCATTTAACATTTCCATTTGCGAAGGGCTAGTGCTTTACGTGTGGGTCTGCCTTTGGAGTCCTTCATCGGACCCTTAACACCACCCATACGGGCACAAAAAGACTTTTTACGTTTACCGCCACCAGGCTGAGGAGCCTTAAGGTTAGATCCGGTTTCACGATTGTATTTTTCCCGACCGGCTTTTGTCAGTCCTCCAGAGCGGGACTTGTGTTTACCGATCTTTAGGCTGACATTCTTAGCCATTACTTTTTCTTAGTACCTTTTTTAGGGGGACGACCTTTCTTAGTGCCGTATGTTCCTGGTCCTTGTGGCATCACCAAACTCCGGGGATAATTTGTCCAGTCAATGCATACGCACCAAGCGCAGCCATGACACCCATCATTGCTAGGCGTCCGTTCAGGCGTTCAGCCTTTTCGTTGTGTGTTTCTGTTACGTCCATAATTTCCATAGGTGGTTCTTTGGCATAGACATTTGTGCGTCCGCCATCTTCAATAACTGTTGTCATCAGAAGTCGTCTTCTGTCTCTTCAATTGTGGGTGTGACATTTGGATCATTTGTTTTGAATCCTTGTGTCTTACCAAACAGGTCAGCAACAGCTTCAGGTGCCATGTCACCGGTATCAACACCGGCCTGACCATTACAGGAGACAACCTGAATACCAACTAGCTTCAGTGATGTGCCATAAGTAACATTATCGTTAAGAATATATGGCTTCTGATAAAAAGCAATCTTGACTTGACTACCAGAATAAAGAGGTAGACGTACATCAGTGATTGCTGTACCTTCAGTGTCAACAACAGGAGGCTTAGCCTCTTCATTCCAACTAAACTTGACGGTGTACTTACCGTCAGATACCTCTTCCCAAGGTTCAGGTTTAAGAGATGAGCGTTTCGGATTCTTCAGTTTCGATTCAGCCCACTTCAAAGTGGTGGTTCGGTCGTCTTCTAGTTTGTCGATCATGTCTTGATCAACAATGGCCTTCAATGAATAGCCATACTTAGACGGTTGCAGTACTGCCTGGTATCCCTCAAGGACAACAGGAACAGGAGTAACAAATGTGGTTCTTGCCATTAACAGAAAAAATATGTTGATTCAATTACTGACTCAGGTTTTAACGTGTCAATAATCGGTGGTTTAGATTCAGCGCCAATCTGTTGCGCCCAATCTGTTAGGTAGTCATGCTCCGCAAATAGGTACATGTATGTCTCACGAATGATTTCTGAAAGATCATCCATGTCAGTAGCACGACAAAGTACCGAGTCGTGTATGAGGGATATCGGAGCGTTGAAGCGTGTTGCAGATAAGTGAAGTAATGACGCATCTAGCGAGTGGATTAGGTTAGGTGCAGTTGCATTCTTGTGGTGGTTTTTATCAACTTCATCAGTATCACCTTCTGAAACTTTTACTTTGCAGCCACCAAGCAGCTTAAGCTCAATTCTCTTCGTATCCTTCTTCATTAGTTTTTGTATTACCACAAAGCCTGAAGGTGTGACCCAAGAGAGTTGAGTAGCTCCTCTATCGATGGCCGCGGCCACCTCAGATTCAATCCACTTCATTACACGCATAGGACCAGGAACGATAACGTTCATGGCATCACGTACAGCTTTAACAGTGGCTGTTAGATCTTCGGAAGTAAAACTAACAATTTTGCTTCTTAGATCACTTTCGACAGCGTACCTATCAGTATCTTCTTTGACATATTCTAATTTCTTTGAAAGTAAAGCTTCTTTGATATAAGATCGGTTACTGAAAGGTTTAGCATTGTAAGGTACAGTCATGACCGTTCTTTTGGTCGTTTTTCTGTCCATGTACGGTTGTATATGAACAGGCACCTGAGGTTTAGCTTTATCAGCTATTACTTTGTATGCGTCTTGTGGTCTATTACTCGGAAGGACATTAACTAATTTGGCTGTACTTGCATCTCTTGCCAATCCGGCAAGAATTTGTAGCCCACTGCATGTAGCATCAACGGCAACACAGCTATTAGTGTAATTACGATCACACTCGATGACACAATGATAGTACTCATCGCAGGCAGCAAGGAAATTCCAAGGTTCGTCTGCTCCTTCCCATTCGCATAAGTGAGCGATTGGATCTTCTGCAATACGTTTAATTAGATCTAAGTTTTCAAGCGTCCATTCAAGCCGCTCAGTGATTGTATCTTTCGTTCTGCCGTATGTAGTGGCACATTGAAATGACAACCAATGTTCAGCCTGCCTTGTCATTGGCGCATGATTGTGAAACTTTAGTAGTGATTTACCAAAGTCTGTATCTTGTGGAGTGAGAAATGCAGGGATTGGGTAAGCCCTACCCCTGTAGTCAAACGACCAAGGAATAAAGAACTTCTCTACATCCTTGAATCTTTCCACCGCATTCATTGTCATCCGTGTACGACATGACTTGTTGAATGCTTGTGCGTTGATGTTGCAAACCTCCGCAGCTCGTCGCCTGTAATCGAGACGTGCTTCCGCATTGTCAGCGATGTTAGGTGGTTTAGGTGGTAGAGGTAGTCCAACAATCGGAATGAATTTTCCGACTTGTATCTGAAGTTCTTGGAGTGTCTTGGCGACACCCACAATGAACGGGTTCAGGGTGTAAGCAACCTTCTGAATTCGGTTAAGGAACTCAACGGGCTGTTCTCCCTGTATAAGTGTCGGATTGCCTCTACGAACCATGTTGTAGCCACGCATTACCTCGTTGAGGATGTATCCGCCGTGATTTCCGTCAGGTGTCCAGTCGTTCGGCTCAATTAACATCGGCCACGCCAACGGGCTGAACAGCTCCGCTTGCCTCATGATCTCGTCCTTACGTTCTAAAAAGGCAGGAGTTGGTACGAGTTCAATTTTGTGTGATTTGGTCCCCTTTTTTGTGGTGTGTTTCATGAAGTAGTTACTGACTTCACAAATGCAGTCCAATAACCAAGCACCAAGCTTGACCCTATTGATTTGACTCCACCCTTTCCAATAGTCAACGCCGTAACGTTTCATCAACGTTTTGATGACTGTTACTTTTTGTGTAGTGCCAATTGAACGGTGAAAATAATTCTCTTTCAGAACATTAAGAAGACCAGGGACGCTGCGCTCGTAGTAGCGCATCATGCACTCATTTTCTACTGCCTGACCAATAGCAGCGGTCACATTGGTGACTGTTGATTGGCCTGGCTTAGCGCTAAAAACCTTGTCAAAGGTAACTTTTAAGGCAATAGCTGCGGCTGCTTCAGGCTCAACGTCAGAAAGGTATTGAATAATTTCTTTGAAAGAACGTCCTGTTTTCCTTTCTCTTATTCGATCATTAGTCCTAATAATACGACTAACAATATCAGGGATGAGCTGCTCAATAGAAACAACCCCGTATATTGTAGCGGATGCATAACTTTTATCCTCAAGTTTGTGAGTGTTGCTTCTTAACTCTTTGAGTCCTTGTCTGATTTGTTCTCGTTCAAGGGCTATTTGTTCGTCAATCTGTGCAGGTGTAGGCAATAAGACTCCGCGTTAGTACCGGTGATTACACTGTTGACCAAGTGCAACTGTGATTGTGAAAGGAAGGTCAGGGCGCGGACCCTGACCATTGCACATGTGAAACTTAGTTCAGCTAAAACCTGAAACTAGCGCGTCTACCAATTCCGCCACATCCGCGTGTGGATTCCAGCGATGAGTCTCGCTGAGAATTGTCGGCGTTTCCGACTGGAAGAGTGTAGCAGCGCACCCATTAGTCGCGCTTAGACGTGGTTTTTAGGCCTCCTCTGACGCTCAACTTCAAGGACGTGATCGATCATGTGATCAATCCAATTCCCATGGGACTCTGAACGAGTCCGAGCTTCGTCATCAAACTCCATGCAGGCGCAAAGAGCCTGGACGTTGTAGAACGTCACGTGATCCATGTACTAGTTGTCAAGGTGCAGGGCAAAGCCCACTTGTTTTTACCGTCTGGAATACGAGCGTCAAGGCTAGATCGCAGACATAGCCGCTTCTGCAGCTGAGTCCGTGTGCTTGGCGTAGTGCAGCGTTGTTTCGATCCGCTTGTGTCCCATCAAGCCCATCAGGGTTCTCATAGGCGTACCGGCAATGGCGTGCCACGTACCGAAACTGTGACGCAGATCGTGGAAGGAATAGGCAGGAGCCTGTGCGTAGTCCCTGACCTTCTTAAAGGACAGCAGGAGCTGATCCTTGTTGCCGACATCGTCGAACACCTTGACGCTTGGAGAGGCGTGCTCCAGGCGCTTACAGAGCACGTTCCTGATCCTTGGATGGATAGGGATGGCTCGGTAGTTCTTGGCCTTGGTCTTGAGGTGAGGTACACCACCCACATGAATGCGTGGCGCAGCACCATCAAGGTCAATGTCTTGCGCCTTGAGCTTGAGCAGCTCACCTTGCCTCATGCCTGTGTAGGCAGCGACAACGATGATGTCTGAGATCTCATCACGAGCGAAGGGATCTAGAGCTGCGAGGCTGATGTCTTCCACTTGGTCCTGGGTAAACCAGAACATGCGACGTTCGCCTTCGTCGTACTTATCAAACACAGGTGCAGACTCACACATCTTCCGCTTGGCACAACAGTTAATGACTGTGCCGATTGCAGTAATGCAACGGTTGATCGTTGAATCTTGAACACCACGCTCTTCCTTTAGATACGCAGCAAACAAGTCCATCTGTACTTGGTTGATACGTTCAACAGGAAAAGAACGACCAGCAAAGCTAGTGAAATGTCCTGTGTTGATGGTGTTGGTTTTGAGGCCAGCCTTGCCTGCCCACTTAGTTTTAAGTGTGTAGTCCAAAGCTTCACCCCACGTAAACTTCTTAGCCATTGAGAAGGATGGATAAACGTTGAGCTAACTTGCGTCCCTCAGCTGTCATCTTCAGGATGCGTAGTCGTTTGTTTGGTTGATACACCTCCTTGGTAATCAGGTTCAGTCCCCTTTTTGGGTTGCTGCGGTGTTGACCCGTCAGCCACGTCGTATTTCGTGAACAACTGGCAGCACTTAAACCCAACTCCTCTTGCATCTCCTGCGTAGTGCAACCGTCATTGATTGCAACGTACAGAAAACAAGCGATGACTTGGGCTGGCATCTCAACGTCAAGCGTCCGGAGCGTTTCAATCGCATCCAGGAGACGACCGAGTACTGCCTTGGTGCTCAGTGGTATCGACTCCACATGGGTGACCATTCAGGGGAAGACAGAAGTGTAGCACAACTTTGCCTAAGTGCAAGGAAAGTCCACTACCATTTCGCCATATATCGTAATCGACAATGTCGTCGATATAACAGTGCACGTCAAAGAATTTCAAGAACCACCGTTGCGTCGAAGTGATCATCGTCTGCATCTAACAGTTGCGCTAGTGCAAGTGACATAACTTCATCTTTGTGCTTGTGTCCTTGTATCTCTTGACACAATTTACTAACCAAACGGTCAAAAGTCGAGGTCTGATTCATAGTCTTCGATGTCGTATTGTGAGACAAAGTGAATAGTTTCTGGGGTGCAAACAGTGAACTCAATGCCGTCCTTAGCCATAAGCTGACGGACTTTGTTTTGTGCTGCTCCTGAGCGTTGATACACGTGCTCAGTGACCTTTTTAGTTTCAAGGTCAGCTTCACGTATCAAACAACTGATGTTGCTTGGTAGTTCCCAAGAACCTACACGCCAATCCATGATTTCTTCAAAGGTGTGTTCATGAAACATGTCATCTGGTGCATTCTTGAACTTTTGCCAGTTGTTAGGAAAATCCTTGCGTTTACCACTCATAAGTTCTAATTACATCCTTTAATTGTGCGTTGCGGTTTGTGGACAACTCCAAAGCAGACCATGCAGCGTGCTCTAAGTCGGGAGCGTAGACATACTCTGTCCAGCGTTCCTCACCGTCTTCTAATACGACCATATATTCATCAAGCTTCTGGTTTCTGAGTAGTGGCATTTGCGTCTTTGTTTCGTGGTTGTGAACGTTTGCGGGCGGGCCGCGGCTTGGGAAGATACACCTCACGCTTAACAAGTTCTTTGTAACGTGGTGTCCATGGATGATCAGGAAAGTGATGCAACCAACAACCGATTGCGTTCTTGATCAACCAGTCATCTGTCTTATCAGTGGTCATTGTTTAATAAATGATTTCCTATCTAGCAAGTGAACAATGTTGAGGAGCTGCGTCCTTGATATCAACCCTTTGTGATAATCATGAAGGGCTGTGACTTGCAGGTCCTTGATCTGTTGTTGTGTCATTCTGATTCCTCCGAATCATCGTGCTTTTTAATAAAGGCATCGAGAGCTACAATCATTTCTCGTGCACACTTAACGTGGAACTCCCTTACCTTCATCTTGTCCTGTACTGGCTCTTTACATGCCAGTGTGTTGCGAGCTAGTAGGAACAAAGTTTCAGGTTCAACGCCTGATACCGACACGCCATCATCTAACTCCAATGAATCTTCTGTCTCGAAGTTCAATGAGTTGTCGTAGTCTGAGTAGAAAAGTGTTGCGTCCTTGATATGAAAGGAATACTTAACTTTGGCTTTGAACATTGGTGTCCGTGAGATAAACAACGGAGGGTGATTCCCTCAAATAACCCGCCACATAGTTGCCCATGTGGAAGGGTTGTTAGTGAGAATCAAGCAACTCCATACCAACCAGAGTTGGTCATCGCTACATCATTGATGTACCAAACAAAATCCTTTTGATAGATAGTGTCCTTGTCATCACCGAACTCAGCGAGCAATGCACGCAACCTGGATCGTGTTGTGTTTGTCTTCCAGCCAGCGTGGCTGACCTTGATCCAATCATCACCAAGTTGTGCAATCTCGTTATCGTGTAGATACACATGATGTGTACCCTCTGAGTCCTTGATCACTGACGTATTAGTCATTGACCAGTGCTGGCAATCGTCATCGATTGCACGACACATAGCCTGCTCGAGCTTACGCATAATTGACCTAGTGGAACAGTAAAGGGACGAGGTCCCAGTGCTGGACAGGGGTTCGCACCCTGTCACCCGCTTGAACGGATCAGCCGTTGCAGTACACGTAACCAGCTGGGTCGCTGTTGTCAGTGATAGGCAAGTCAGAGGCATATAGTGCCTTGAGTACTGTGCACTCACCGAATACACGAGTCTTGCAATCGAAAGGAAGCAGGTTCTCGTTAACCCAGAAACCCAAAGACATGTTCGGGTTCATGATGAGGTTAAGAATTGCACGACGGCTAACGTGTGTGTACTCGTAGATGTTGCCTTTGGCGTATGCAACCTGAACGATTGCACGCATTGGATCAACAACCATACGCTCGACACAGTCGGATGTACGGCAAGGAATGTTGATGAACATGAAAAATGGTGACTGTGAACAATGCGTCCTTGATGACGCAATGACTGGAGCAGGGTTTGCACCTGCTCGCTCGCTTGCACGAATCAGTCGTCATCCTCAAGCCATACATCAGAGATGTAGAGCGACGGATAAAAGGTTGTCATGTCCTTGAGCACCTGCTCAAAGGTGTTGGCAGACCAACGAACATCAGCAGGAAGCTCGTTGAAATAACCGGAGACGCAATAGTCGTTCATTAGAAATCGTGATTGTGATGTTTGAGTCCGTGATGACTCAATACCTAGCAGCCCGACTCAAACGGGCAGGGCGTCGGTGCACCGTGCTGGTGTGCCATGAACAGACAAGGCGTGTGGCTCCGCGGTATGATTTGACACATGATCGTGTGTCGTCT